ACGGTAAGACAAACGGCCTGTTATTCCTTGACGGCTCTGTTTTAGGTCGGTCTTGGAACGATGTTGTTGTCAAATTCAACAGCGGTCTTGGTGCTTCCCAGATGGGCGCGATTAAGGAAATCCTTGCAGGACGAATCGCTAACGCTTTGACCAACTCCTACGGAGTGCAGAGCGAATCTGCGGGCGGTGTATCAATCACTTACTCGCTTAATTGGGCAAGCAACGCAAGCGCAACAGCTATCACAGACCCGCTGATCGCGGCATTGGCTCCGTACAGAGTGCAGGAGGTGTAAGATGCTCCCGAGTTTCATGACGATGACAATCACACGGAAACGTGCGAGCGTGACCACTTCAAGAGGCTCGGAAGTCTTCGATTGGACGAAGACAACAGACCTCACGATAAATAACTGCCTTGTTGAGCCCGGTGGCGGTAGTCTTTCACTCGACGGCCGTGAGCTTGGCATCATGCAAGGGCTGACAGCAATCTTGCCGCCTAACGCTGATGTAAAGGCGGGCGACCATATTGTGTATGACGGCAACACCTACGAGATAGACGGAGAGCCGAAAATATTCAGCTTGCCGACAGGAACCGTCACAAATATGCAGTTAAACCTTAAGAGGTGGCAAGGATGACACAGACAAGAATCGAGTTCAACTCTGCGGGCTTCCGTGAAATCCTGTTATCTGATGGGGTGAAGAGCCTCGTTGAAGAAACAGCTAACGGAATCCGTGACAGAGCCAATGCTAACAACTCCCGAGGGGGTGAGGGCTTTGAGGCTCAAACGATGGTCGGTGGATATGGTGGCGGGCGATGGATTGCTTTCGTGCATACAACCGACAGAGACTCGATGATTGCTGAATCGGAAGACAAGGCTTTAAGCCGGGCGGTGAAGTGATGGAAATATTGAGAAGCATTGACATAGAGGATGAGGTTCGCAAAGCGCTAAACGGTCACGTTACAGCGTATTGCAGACCGCTCCCTAAAAGTCCCGTGTTTCCGTGTATCTTGGTGAGCAAGGTTGGCGGAAGCGATACCGATAGGATTGACACTTTCGAGGTCGTTTTGGACTCCAGAGCGAAAGAGGAAGCCGAAGCAGACGAGCTTCTGCGAAATGCTATCGGAATCTTGCGGGCGGTTGCAGAGAGTCAACAGACGGCTCTGCGATATGTAACAGTAAATAATTCAGGATCATGGGGCGCTGATCCCGTGAGACCTGATTTGGCGATGTGCTCGGCTCGATTGAGTATCACAGCGCATCTTGAAAAAACGGAGGTATAACAAATGAACAATGATGTTGTTCTTGGCCTTGGAATGGCTACAGGTATGTTTTATCATGCTCCGAAAGGAACAGCGCTTCCTGCTTATCCGCTGGAGACTCTTTCGAGCGCATGGAAGCACGTTGGCGATGTAAGTGCTGACGGAATCACACTCACGACAGATAAGACAACAGAGTCATTAAGGAATTGGGCTAACAAGGTAAAGCGCGTTATCATGAGCGAACACGCAGAGACCATCGAAGCTCCTGTCATGGACACCACAGAGGAAGCTCTCAAGACAGTTCTTGGTGCCAATAACGTGACAGTTACACCTGCAAATGGCACACACGGCAAGCTCATCACAGCAAGCCTGTCGGCTGGCTCACTTCCTGCGGAAGAGGCTTTCCTTTTCCTCATGAAAGATGGTGACACAACTGTCATGATCGGCTGCACCGATGGACAGATTCAGAGCGTGGCAAACACAACTTTTGCTCCGAACGCTGCAATAAATTGGACCCCGACAATCACAGCTCTGGGCGATGGCTTCGTGATGATCATTGACGATGGTGGGTCGTCATCATAAATGAGAGAGGTATAAGGCGATGGCGGTATTTAAGATAGAAAACAAGGCGAGACCGCGTTTTGAGTTCCAGCTTGACGGAGAGGGTGAGGTTTATTCCTTGCCTTCTTTTGCTGAATTGAGTCTTGAGCAGGTCAAGAGCTTTCGGGGAATGTCAGGAAGCGAGGCAGAAGCCTTTGATGGAATCATTAAATTTCTTGAGAGTGAATGTCCGGGAATCACAGGAAAACTCACCAGCGGGGGAGCAACAGCTCTGATCCGTGCGTGGGAAGAAGACTCCGGCATTAAGCTGGGGGAATCATCAGCCTCGAGCAGTTCATCGGGGCACACAGAACAGCAGTAGAAGCTGACTTGTTGAAAGTCGGTTATGAACTGGACGATATCGGGGGCGCTCTATCGTGGGGCGCTCTCGATTCTTTTATACGGAATTTATCTTTGAGTTCAGCAACCATGCGGGAGCTGAATCCAGAGCTTGCGAGATGGGACACGCAACTGCAGACAAATACCATCCTCGCTGATATATACGATATGCTTGCGGCCTTAAATTACAACGTTCTTTGCATGGCAAGCAAGCAAAAGCCGCAACAGCCGAAGCCATATCCGAGACCGAATCAAAAAGATGAGGATAATCGGAAAAAGATCGGCAAGGGTGCTATGCCGGTAGCGGAGCTTAACGAATGGTTTGAACAACGGAGGAAAAAGTATGCCGAGCGGAATGACAGAAGTAGCACGCGCCACGGTGACAATTATCCCGAATATGCAGGGAGCACAGCAGAAGATAGCGAGTGACCTTGGTGCGGCTTCGGAATCAGCGGGGAAGAGTTCTGGTGAGAAGGCTGGCTCGTCTATGGCTTCAGGCATCGGCACGGCTTTAAAGGCTGCGGGCGGTGCTATTGTGGCAGGACTTGGTGCGGCAATGGCTGGAGTCGGTGCGGTAGCAAAGGAAGCTTTTAGTTCTTTTGCTGATTATCAGCAGTTGACGGGCGGTATTGAGACCCTATTCGGAACAGGCGGACAGTCCATGCAGGACATGGTTGATGCAGCAAAGGCGGCAGGAGAGTCCACAAAGGGCGTTGTTGATAAGTACATGGAACTGAAGGACGCGCAGGACCTCGTGATGTCTAACGCGGCTAATGCTTGGAAGACAGCAGGGTTGAATGTCAACGAATACATGGAAACTGTTTCGGGTTTTGCGGCATCTTTGAAACAGTCTACTTCATCAAATATAGAAGCGGCAAAAGCGGCAGATGTGGCTGTGCAGGACATGGCTGACAATTCTGCAAAAATGGGGACATCCATGGAATCTATCATGGCGGCATATGCTGGATTCAGCAAAGGCCAGTTCCAACTTTTGGATAATTTAAAGATAGGATATGGGGGGACCAAAACTGAAGCAGAAAGGCTTTTGAAGGATGCTGAAAAGCTTACCGGCCAGAAGTATGACATAAACAACTTGGCAGATGTTTATGATGCTATCCATGCGATCCAGACGGAAATGGGTATAACAGGAACAACGGCAAAAGAAGCCATGTTTACAATATCTGGATCGGCTGCAGCAACAAAGTCAGCGTGGCAGAACGTTCTAACAGCTATTGGTGGAGGTGGCGATTTATCAGAAGCTATGTATGGCCTTCAGAAAGCTATATTTGGCGGTGAAAATGGCGGGGGATTGCTCGCTAATGTCGTGCCACAGATTGAGTCAATATTCAAAGTTGCGGGAGACTTCATAGGACAGGCGGCTCCGTTAATTGCGGAACATATCCCGCCTCTTATAGAGTCATTGGTGCCGGTGCTGATCGATTCTGCGACTACACTTATTAACTCGGTGATGGATGCGCTCCCGTCCCTGCTGGCATCAGCTGGCAAGATTGGCGAAATTTTGATCGATAAATTGACGGGCATCATCCCGCAGCTGCTAAAAACGGGAATTGATTTGGTCGTAATGCTGGCAACCGGTATAACACAGGCCATCCCTAAATTACTGCCTACGCTCGTCAAATTGGTTTTAGATGTGGGTCAAATGCTCGTGGATAATGCCCCGAAGCTTCTGACTGCAGCCCTCGAGCTCGTGAAAACGCTGGCCGATAATATCGCTTCAAATGCGGTTAATTTGGTCACGGGTGCGATTGCTCTTATCAGTCAGCTTGAAGTTTTTATCATTGAAAATCTACCGATGATTATCACTACAGCGGGCGAGATAGTCTTGGCTCTGGTTGAGGGGCTTACGAGTCCTGAAGCCATCAATCAGCTGGTTGATGCTTATTTGCAGATGGCCGATGCCTTTATTGATGCGGTCACCGACAACCTGCCCGAGATTTTAGAGGCTGGCATCCTTATGCTCGGGGCTTTGGGTGAAGGTCTCATCAAGGCAATACCAGAGCTGTTGATGATAGTGCCGAAGATTTATAAAAAGCTGTTTGATAAGCTCATTTTGATGGATTGGAAATCTATTGGAAAAAATATCATCAAGGGCATCGAAAACGGTATTTGGGCGGCTTCTGATGCTATAACCAAGGCTATTGAAGATATGTGTAAGAAATGCTGGCAGAGCGTCAAGGATTTCTTTGGTATCAAGTCGCCGTCACGACTTATGTCTTATGCGGGCCGCATGATCGGTGAGGGTCTTGTCAAAGGTATCGAGAGTGAAGAGAACGCAGTCGATAGAGCAATGGCAAGGCTTAACAATGTGACTTTCGGTTCATTTACTCCCGAGCTTGCATTTGCGGGAGATGTTTCGGGCGCTGGTTCCTCAAGCATCGTGAACACGATCACAGTTAACGGGGCTTCTGATCCTGAATTATGGACACAGGGCTTCATTCGTACTTTAAACAGACAGGAAAGGATGCTCCATGGCTGATTATAAGATGAGCGGGTTAAGCATAAACCGCGCTAATAATGTAATTACATTGAGCTGGGTATGGGGCCCGGATGTAACTCCGTCAAAGCATCAGGCCAAGATTGAATGGAAGCTGAAGGTGGACGGAGCTTACACAGCGGTGACGAAATACACGGCTCCGACAAAGGGGACGACAAGCTACAGCATTACGCTCGACTTTTCGCAATACTATCCGAATACAACAAAGCTGCTTAATGCTATATGGTTCCGTGTGCATTATGGTGAAAAAGCGTGGGCTGATTATGAAGTTGTACTCGCTCCCTCAAGCGGTTATCGCTTAAATGTAAGCGGTCGCACGTTCTCGTGGCAGATCAGCAACCCGACAACAGGATTTGCAGGCATTTTCACGGATGTCGAGGTTCAGAGCGTAAATGATGCGGCTACATCAGCGGATAAGGTTAATTGGAGCGCGGCAAACGTTACGACAGGCTCAAATAATGACTCCGTGTCATACTCCGACACCACGAATAGACGGTGGGTTCGCATCAGGACACGAGGCCCCGCTGGTGCAGGTGATTGGGTTTACAATTCCGCAAAATGTGCCGCTCCGAATACTCCCGTTTTAACAAATGCGAAGTATTCCGGCACAACGGCCTCATGTTTGCTGTCATACTCAAATGGCGGAGCTTATGTCAATTCAGAGGTGACGAGCTTTGATCTACAGTATTGCGTGACGACTCCCGCGAGCGGGATGAGCTTGCCAGCAGGTGCATCATTCACAACAGGTAAGACAATCCCGGGAACAACGAGCGCAAACGTATCAATGACAGTCCCGACAGTCGGAGAAGATAAGGCTATCTGGCTCCGTGCGGTTGCTCACTCGTTAAGCGGTGCAACTGCGACAAGCACTCCGATATTAGCGGGCTTTGGTTCGCTTAAAGCTCCGACATTTTCAGATTGTCAATGGAACACCAGCACAAAGACAGTCACAGCAACGTTTTCCAACGGTTCAGCCGTTCCCGGGACAAAGGTTGCGCTTGTCTTTGCTGATAACAAGATACTTGCATCCAACGGAACAACGAGCCTCACGGCTTCTTATTCATTTGGTGCTAATGTCACACAGGCGACTTTCGGAATCTTTACATATTACGGAGACCCGTCAAGGCCGACAATGAAATCACAGACAGTTTGGCAGACGGAAGATGTCAGCACTCCAAAAGCTCCGACTATCAGCGGTAGTCAGACCAAAGACCCCGATGTTCAAGAGCCGACTTCAGCAGGAGCCGCACTCAAAAATGGAGCGGTCGAGCTTACATGGGCATGGGGCTGGGCGACAGCAACAGGAGCTATCATATCTTGGGCTGATGATCCTAACGCTTGGATGTCAACAAAACAGCCGAGCGAGTTTAGGATCGAGACCAAAGCGACAAAATGGCTCGTGAATGACTTGGAGCTTGGTAAGACTTGGTATTTCAAGGTGCGACTGTTCAAAGCGGCTTCCGGCAATGACGGAGAAGTGCTCGGTCCGTGGTCAGACCTTATCAGCTTAAATCTGACAAGTGCTCCCTTGGCTCCCTCGGTGGCTCTGTCATCGAATGTGGTCAAGAGGGGCGACATCTTAACAGTATATTGGGCTTATGTCAGCACAGATGACACGCTTCAGAAGTGTGCAGAAGTTTACGTTGACGGACAGCCTTATGTGTTTGTGAATGGTGCGGCTACATCGGTCAATTTTGAGGCTAAATGGGCGACCAATACAAGTCATTCCGTCACAGTTAAGGTGACAAGCGAGAGCGGCAAGGAGTCAGCGTTAAGTGGTGCGGCTCCGTTTGTGGTGGCAGCTATGCCGTCTATTACAGTCACGGATAGCTTGGATAATGGCGAGCTTACAGAAATGCCTTTGATGGTATCTGTTAGCGGTGCCGGAACAGGCGGGCAGACGATGATATCTGTCAGAAGGTATGGCACAAACAAGGTAGTCAGACCAGACGGCAAGACGGCTGATGGATTTGACGGAGAGACCATCTTCACAAGGTCATTCAATGGAAATGTCAACAGTTTTGACATTGATGTGAATGACTTGGTTGGGCGGCTCGATGACGGAGCTTATTATCTGCTTGAGTGCGTGGTTTATGATCGATTCGGTCAGAAGGTTACAAGCACGGAACTTTTCAAGGTCGCATGGGATCATCAAGCAGAAATCCCTGATGTCACGCTTGAGGTGCTTGTGGCTGATAAGGCCGTGAAGATTACTCCGATTGCTCCGGCTTCTTATGCAACGGGCGACATGGCTTATATTTACAGACTGTCAAAGGACAAGCCCGAGCTGATAATGGTCGGTGAGTTCGGTGAGACATACGTTGACCCGTTCCCTGCATCAAAAGGCGGTTATAGAGTCGTAGATGTGACCGCAAATGGCGACTATCTGACGGATGTACAGCCCGCATGGATAGATAAGCCGCACGGACTTGTCATCGATGACATGATGATTGACTTTGATGGGGGCGAGAGCATAACTCTGTCATATAACTTGACCGTTTCAAATTCATGGAGCAAGGACTTCAAGAGGACGGTATATCTTAACGGCTCCGTTCAGGGTGATTGGAATAAAGCCGTGACAAGAGATGCAAGCCTCTCAACGGTCACGATCAAGGCAGATGATGAGCTTATTGAGCGTATGAGGGAGCTGGCAGTTAATCCGCAGATATGCCATGTGAGAACTCCGGACGGAAGCTCCTACGATGCAGATTTGCAGGTGAGCGAGTCGGCAGAGTACGGCTCGCAACTTGTCAGCTTTGATATTAAGGCTCAAAAGGTAGACCCGCAGGAGTTTGAAGCGATGACTTTGAATGAGTGGAACAACAGAAACGATGAAGGGAGTTCTTCTTAATGGATTGGTCTAAAGGTTTTAGCGCATCATATATCATGATGCAGGTTAATCCGCAGACTTGGGAAGATGAGGGCGAGATACCTATTACGGGCGGCAAGATTGACTGTGATATCGAATCAGCCCTCATTGAATCCGCAAGCGTTGAGACAACCGCAGAACTCGGGGAGCGGTGGATTAGACTATATTTAGTCGCAAAACAGGGCGAATCAGCCGAAAGAGTGCCATTGTTCACAGGTCTCACATCAAGTCCTACACGAGCACTTGAGGGCTATAATCCGTCATACTCTGTGGATTGCTTCTCGGTTCTTACCCCGTGCGCTGATAGGATGCTTCCTCGAGGTTGGTTTGCTCCAAAGGACGGAAGCGGGGCAAGCATCATCGCTGATCTGCTCGGGATAAGCGGTGCAGAGGTTGAAACGTTTGAAGGTGGCGGCACGCTGACGGGTGCTATCGTTGCGGAGTCGGGCGAGACTTACCTTTCAATGGCTCACAAGGTTGCTAATGCGATAGGTTGGCAGATAAGGATAGACGGACGTGGCAAGATACACGTTGAGCCGTTCCCGACAGAGCCCGTGATTAAGTTTAACAATGATTATGATGTGATACAGCCGAGCATCAAAGATACTCGTGATTGGTATAGCTGCCCTAACGTTTTGCGAGTGACTTATGAGAGCTTTGCGGCAATAGCCCGTGATGATGATCCCGAAAGTCCTCTGTCAACAGTAAGCAGAGGCCGAGAGATTTGGGCAGAAGAGGCCGCACAGTTATCGAGCTCGGCTCCATTGGCGGCTTATGCACAGCAGAGGCTCAAAGAGCTTCAGAGGCCAGCACGAGAGATAACTTACACGAGGCGATTTATGCCGGATTTGAGACCGGGCGACATTGTGGGGATAAATTATCCAAAGGCGATGATTGACGGAGAGTTCCGCATCAAGAGCCAGACGATTGAGCTCGGATATGGTTGCGATACAGAGGAGACTGTTTATGGTTACTGAAAAGGAATTTTTGAAGGTCATAAACAATAAAGACAAAGGTCCAAAACCTTACGACACGACTGCAGAGGTTGTAAGGGTCGAAGATGGCATTGCATGGGTGCATATCGATGGTGGTGTTGAGGAAACTCCCGCAGAGCTGACCATCAATGCAAAAAAAGGCGATTTGGTAAAGGTGAGGCTTGTTGGTGGTCAAGCGTACTTGATCGGCAACGGTACCGCTCCACCGACAGATGACAAGGTCGCCAATAATGCGCTCGGTGTTGCAAGCTCCGCACAGCTTAAAGCGAAAATGGCTGAAGAGGTGGCGAATGTCACGGAGCAGAGGACACGGCCTGCTATAACATCAATGACAACGTGGTACAAGCTCTCGAATGGCACTCCAGAACAGCCGACAGAAGAGAGCCATGCAGGATGGAGCGAAACAGAGCCCGAGTGGAGTCCTGAAGATGATGAACAGCTTTACTATTCCGTAAGGACTCGGACGGTGCAGGATGTAATCACTTGGTCTTATCCTCATGTGTTGAGCAGTTATGCTAATTTGGCGATACTTCAGAACGCTATTCTGCTTGAAGTTGGCGAAGGTTCAACGCTTGCCTACATAGATGACGAATACGGCAACCATCTAACCGATGAGAATGATGAGCCGATTTATGCAAACGCGGGAAGCATTAATGATGCGTATGCTCAAATCCGTGTAATGGCTAACGAGATAATGATGGAAGTCTCGGAGACATATGTAAACACGGGCGAGAGCGATATACAAAGCTTATCAAGCGTTATGAAACAGACCGCGGAAGGTGTGGATATATACGCGACTATTAACGGAGTAGAGAGCGAGACCCACACGCACATAGACAATGACAGCTTTGATGTTGTCAATGGCGATGAGACGGTCGCAAGCTTCGGAGAAATCACTCAATTCTTTGGCTATAATTCAGAGGGTGAAGTCAACTGTCTGTTTGAAATGAGGGACTTCGGTCTTCAATTTACAAGATATAACTTTTGGGACAATGAAGAAGGTTGGGTAGACGAAAGAACTTCGTTTTTTGATGCTACAAGAGTGCAGGTGCATGATGTTGAATGGTTGAGGATGATTGAGGGCCCACAAGCGCGAATAATGTGGGAAGTACAATCTGGCGGTCTAATTTATCTTGAAGACCATAATTTCTGGTGGCGAATAAAATTTGACGAGGACGATGCAAGTCTTCTTTTTGTGCTTTGCGATTATAACAATCAAAGCGGTGCGACTCATGCGGATTATTACACACGAATGAAGCTCGATCGAGACGGAACGCTTCACTTGCCGTCAGGAAAGAATATCGTCTATGACCTTTAAGGAGGATAACAAATGCGTATAAAAAACTTACCATCAATCGAGTCAATGGACGGCTCACAGGATGCACTCATCATCGAGCAGACAGACGGAAGCGAGGACAAGTCAAGGAAGGTCAGCCCGTCACAGCTTAAGCAGTATGTTCTCGGTGACATGGACGATGTGCCCACAGAAGACAGCGACAATCCCGTCAAGTCGGGCGGTATATTCAGCACAATGGCTGTGCCGTGTATAGATCCCGACACGGGCAAGATGTACCTCAAAGGCGGTGCGGCTTTTGGCGGGAATATAGATTCATCTCCGACAGCAGGGAGTAATAATGCGGTAGCGAGTGGGGGGACAAAAACGTATGTAGATAATGCTATTGCATCAAGCAAGTCAACCACAAACAATATAACATTCTCCAAAGCGGGAAAGGTGAGGGTTTTGTCGTTTAATCGTGCTGTTTATTCTGACCTAAAAACCTTTTTTACTAATTTAAGCAATACAGACAAGCCGAGTGTGCTTGCTTTTTCAACTGTGATGAGAACATCGTCTGATAATAAGTATATGACACTTGCTTTTGTTTATGCGAGTGCAACAGGCGGATTATATATACGGCACTTTGCACAATATAACGCTAACACGGAAGAAGGGGAAATAGGAACAACCGACAGAGTGCTTGGTGAGATAGTTTATATAGTTGACTAATTAAAAAGGAGGAACAGCCATGGCTAATTTTGAAATGCCTTTTTTTGACGAAGGTAATGGTAATATAGGATATTTTGTAGATCCGACTGCGAGACAGCAGATTGCGGCTATTGGAGAGCTTAAAACATGGACTCCTAAACTGTATGACTATAATACTTATAAAAGAGATTTACCTGCACAAAAATATGTTAAAGTTAATAAATTATATGTCATGTTTTTAGAAGGCACGTTTGAT